CTTCTATAGTTTGAAAAGCATTAAAAACTTTATTAAATATATCTCGGTATTTAGGAAATGTTGAATAGTTATTCTTATGATTCTTTTCATAGTGATAGATTAAAGTTCTATCTCTATTAATTACCTTAGCTATAGTTGAATGAGGTATTTTATATTCTATCCTAGCTATTACGCTTGCTATAGATCTTGCTACCTGAAGCTCTTGTATTCTACTTTTGTAGCCTAGAGAACCCTTACGCAAGCCTAACAGTGATGTCGTTAGGTTGCATAAGTTTTTAAATTTATCTTCTTGTGTCATCTTAAAATGGTAAATCTTCATCAATAGAAGGAGGAGTAGTTGAATATTCTACAGATGCTCCTGAAATAAAGTTTTGAGTAAAGTGATAGCCATCAATATTATGATAATACTTTCCTTTATATTCTCTTGAATAAACATTACATAAGATTTTAACTTCCATATCATATTCTAGTTTGTTCATTGAATCCATCTTATCACCAAAGGCACTTACACAGACTTCATTATTAAATTCTCCTCCTGTATCAATTACGATAGATTGTTTCCTCCATTCTTTTCCTGATTTGCTAACTCCTGATTCAACAGCTAACTTCTTTACTAGTTTTCCTTTTACTTCCATTTTTATAGTGCCTGATTTTGCAGGTCTTTATTAATTAATTATTTATTTGTTGTTTTAACATTTTCATCAATGTACTTTCTTGCTTTTCTGACATTGAGTAGTTTCTCATCTTAGACATTACTGCTGAACCTTTCCCTGTATTGATAAATTCTAACATAATATTGTAAATGTCAGTAGTCATTTCAGGTTTTGAAATAGGTTCGTTTACCTTATTACTATCAACGTCTTTAGTGTCATCTAATAAGAATAAGTTACCAAGTGCATACTTTTTAGCGTAAGAACTACTTGATCCGAACGACTGAGCAATATCCATTCCTTTACGTTCTGGATTAATCCCTGCTTGAGCTTCAACATATATAGTCTTTTCTCCATCTGAAATACTTACTTTAGATGTTAAAACTAAATAACCTGCAATCTCTTGAGTCGTTTCTGTTATCGTTAAGTAACAACCATACTTCTTTAAAAGTGGTTTAACGGCTTCTAAGATGTCTTCTGCACTTCTATACTTATACTTACCAAAACTGTTAAATTGATTCTTAGGAGCTTTCAATTCGCTTTGAATAGCTATTAAATAGTCCTGCTTGCTTTCTGTTTTCATTATCTTGTTCTTAAAATTAATGCTTTTCTACCTTTTTGGTTATAAAGCTTGTTGTAATGTTTTAGCTTATTAGCTACCTTGTGATTATCTTCTTCTGTTATTTCTAAGATGTCATTCCAATAAGACCCTTTTGGTTCTACTTTGAAATTGTAAACTTCATCAAGTATTAGTCTGTTTTTCTTTCTATATTCAACACTTGCTAAGTCTAATTGCTCTTGTGTTCCATAAATCCTTATTGACCTTTCATCTCCAACTAAGTCATTATCCATTGTAAATAGCCTACTATTCCATTTTGAATCTGATGAATATCCATCTGACTTATAAAAAAAGTCTTGGCAAATTAAATCCAATGTATTGTATTCTAAATATTCTGCGTCTTGTATTGTCATCTTAAAATCTTTTTGAGTTATCCTGCGAATTATAGTAAGCTGATTTTACCTTAACATATAAATCTCTTACAGTTTGAAAAGATAAAGACTGCATTCCGTCCTCAGTTAATACTGTATTGTCAGGTAAAAGTACAGGTTGATTAGATTGTACGTCTAACAAGCTAATAATAGCTTCCTGCTTAGTAGTTGCTTCTTTCATTTTATATTGCATTATCTTAATCCTAAAAAAAGTTCTAAAAGCGTAATAGACGCTAGTAGTATATATAAGCAGCCGAAAAGTCCTGCTATTCCTAAAAGTGTTGAGAGTAAATTTTTCATAATATTTATTTGATTAATTATGAAGCAAAGATATAAAAATATAATATTATAAACAGAATGATAAACAAAGTTATTAACAATTAAGGTGTTTACATCTAGGACAAACTTTATTGCTTGTCTAGTATATTACCATTAAAAAGAAAAGAAAGTGCCTAAAAAGGCTAAGAGGGGGTGCTATAAACTAAAGAATAATACTATTATAATTAATAGAATATAAAATAAAGAAAGTTTAGTAGAATCCTTTAATTGCATTACAAAGGCATTAATAAATTAATTGGAAGAGTTCCATTATTTAATACTACACTACAACCTATAGACTGTTTTTTGAAGTTCTTAGCGTAAGCAGCAGCGTAAGTAGTAGAGTCCACTCCACATCCTACTTGCATTCCAAAGACTTTAAATCTTTTTCCTACGAACCATTGAACGTAAGCAAGTGTATGGGTATGACCACAAACAGATGACATTAGGTTGTTTTTTGCTTTGGCGGCTGCTTGACCTCCTTCTCCATGTTCGTAAAGTACGTTATCATATATAACAGATTCGCACCAATTCCAACTTGGAGTACCTAATACTTCATTGTAAGACCTTATCCAAGCAGCAGGAATACCACCTGACATAGCCTTACGACTTGCCATTCTATCATGGTTACCTATCATTACATCAGCTTTAGGGAATGCTTCATACCACTTAGCTATCTTCTTTATAGCAGTTTCAAGCTCTAAGCCTGAAGACATACCATCTGGGTCTGGCTCATGATATGAAAAACCATGAGCGTCAATACAATCTCCAATAAAAATAACTTGATTACAGTTAAATGTTTCGTACTGTTCTAAACACCAGTCAAGATAGCCGTCTAGACAGAATGGTTCGTGCAAATCTCCGATGACTAAAATATTTCTAGTTTCAGTTTCTCGCATTTTCTGTAAAGCTGCTACCTCGTGGGGTTTTAATCTAAAACGATTATTTTTTAGCAACGTCTGCAATTCCTTGACCTACAATAAGAACTAAAATAGCGTGGTATAATTCTGTTGCAGTTGCAGGGTCTACTCCTAAATACGTTACAATAGCAGGAATTACTACAGAACTGATTGCATACCAAAATTTCTTAGACTTTAACATCTGTCCGATAAGGTACTTTTGAAAAAACTTTTTCATAATTATTTATTTTTGATTATTAAATTAATATTTTCACCGCCTAAATTAACTATTTCTTTGATTAGTAAGTCCATAGCTAATACAGAGTTACTAACAAAGTCTTGTTGGCTACCTAGTCCTACCAGGATGCAGCCTCTTGTGTCTTTAGCAGTATTACCTCTATGGAATAAGATGTAGCTTCTATTCTCTACATCCTCTACAAGCAAATGCAAATAATCCCTTGTTGCTGATTCTCTTGGAAGTCTTAGCCTTACTTTATATTCTCCTTCAGGGATGCAACTTATATTCCTTTGATTATCTAGCCAAGGATTCTCTAAAGTGTCGCACATCCTTTCTCCATCTAAAAAAAGCTCACCTATTACAGAATTTTCTGAGAATGTATCTCTAATTAATAAAAGGTTAATTTTTTTTTTGTTCTTCAAATTTAATGAATTTGTAAACTGTATATGATATTGCTAAAATTAAAGAAACTAGAGTAAGCAATTCATTACAATCTGTAATACTAAAAGCTATTGCCGTACTATTTGCTAGTCCGACCTGAAGACTGTCTTGTACTTCTTTCATTTGTTTTAGGTTTTTTATCTAAGTAAGATTTAAGCTTAGTAATGTTAATTGGTTTTGTCTTGTAGTGTTTCTTCATTAATCTGATGAACTTAAAAAGTTTTGTAAAGTAAGTCTAGTTCCTTGTCTTGGTCTTTCTAGATTCATATTATTGTAGTAATTTTCTCTTGAAGGATTTACATCTGCTCCAGTGTTTGTATTATATTCAGGGAAACTTGCAGTATTATTACGTATGTAGTCTATAAGTCTTTCACGATAGTAACTTCCAGTGTTTAATATTTCTTCTCTAAAGCTTTGAGCTTCTTCTGTACTTAAAGCATTTCCAGTTTCTGATGTCTTAGAATAGATATTACCGTTCTCCACTTTATGACGTAGGTAGTTAAAAGCGTGATAAAGACTATACGATGGAAGCATATCCCCTATGTAGTCATCTAGTAAAGTTTTGTAAGCTACATTTGCAGGAAGATTTACAGTACCTGCTACAATTAAGGCTTTTAATTTATTGTTAAGATCAGTCCCTAGTGCGGTTTCAACATAGATTTTCTGTGCTTCTCGTACAAATGGAAGTAAGATGTCTACATCTACATTAAGATTAATTGCTGTAGAGTCCTTTAATTTAGCCTCTGATATAAATAGTACATAGCTCATAATTATCTTGGTTTGTTATATCCGTTATTTTTCATTCTTTGCGGTGCTATCGCTACTAGCTTATCATTTTTTTCAGCAGTAAAACCTTCAGACCTAGCTTTAGTATATCCTATTAATTGACTACTTGATATTTTACTTTTAGCTCCTCTTAATGAAGTCTT